AGTGATTGGGCGGTGATCACTGTTTATGCTACTAAACTGATAATCACCGTCTCTTGTTTTGTTCATGATCTTTATCATGTTGTGACCGTCTTTGGTCCTTACAAAGACTTCATCACCTGGATGTACTGGCGTATTTGGTTCAATAACAACATATTCTCCTGACTGAATCCTTGGCCACATGCTGTCACCCTTAACCTTCAGACCGTAAGCATCTTTATCGCCGCTGTAGATGCTTAACCAACCGGATCTGAATTCAATCATATCCACTGAGCCATCAACTCCCAAAACGGCTTCACCAATTACCGGAACAAAACCCGCACGAACGTTACCCGCAAACTCAAGATGGTCTGTAGCTCCAGCTTTACCATCTGCAAGCATGTCCATCCATCCGCGTGGGAGATTAAAAGATTTTTCAATTAGTTCCATCATATCGTCAGCAATGCGTTTTTTTCCGCTTTTTCCTTCCGGATACAGCATTCTGGAAACGTATGATGGTTCCCTTTCTATTCGACGAGCCAACTCTGAGGCCTTTCCATTACAGAATCGGTCTCTTATCTCTATCAGCCTTAGTCGTCTTTGTTCGTATTTATCCATGATTTAATTCTATCTTTGATTACCTGCCGGTAAATAACCTATGGGTATTGATTTGCTTTTTACCTACAGGTAAACTCATCTTATTCAACAACGGGAAGGAGATAGCAAATGGAAGAACTCCGCTTGTATCTGAACTCCCTTTCACTGGAAGAGCAGAGAGAATTTGCCACCAAGTGCGGAACTTCTATCGGCTATTTGAGGAAAGCACTTAGCCGTAATCATGAATTGGGCGCAGCACTTTGTGTTCTGATTGAGAAGTTCAGCAATGGTGAAGTGACTCGCAAAGACCTTCATCCGGTTGATTGGGAAAGCATCTGGCCTGAATTAATGGCCGCTTAAGTTATTAACGCTCTTACACATCACCGCCCTGAAAAAGGGCATTACCAGAAACAAATCTCTATGGTTTTGCGTTTCTTTGCGAAGCCAACTCTATCTAATCATTAAGGAAATTATCTATGGGTACTATTGCAACTAAAAGCAAGAAAGCGGCTCGCATCGAGTCGGCCTTGCTGAACAAACTGGCACTGATGGGGCAGAAGACATTCGCTCGCGCGATGGGGGTTCCTGAATACCAGGTAAGCCGATGGAAGAATGGTTTCTTCTCGCAGGTAAGCATGATGCTGGCTGTTCTGGAATACGGAATCGAAGACGATGAAATGGCTGAATTGACTAAGCGGCTTGCCGATTACCTGACAAAAGAAAAAGCCCCGAAGAACGGCGAATTCTTCGAGGCCTGATTGTAGAAAGACTGGATCAATCCACAGGAGTCATTATGACAAAACAACTCAGTCCTTACCAGGACAAAATTCACAAACACATACTACGTGATCGCTTCCTGTCCAGCTTCAAGCAGCCTGGTCGATTCCGGGCTGAGTTGGAAAAAGTGAAGCTGATGCAGAAGGAGAAAGGTCATGAGTAATCTTGCAACCGTAACACATTTAAGGCCTTCACAACGGCCTGTGGAGCGTCGTGTGGCAGAAGTTGAAGATGGTTATACCCGTCTTGCAAATGCCCTGTATGAAGAGCTTATCGGCGCAGATTTAACGAAAAATCAGAGCAAGGTTGCCCACGCCATATGCCGTAAAACATACGGCTACGGTAAAAAGATGGATCGCATCTCTGATAGTCAGTTAGCTCAAATTACCAGGCTGCCAAGACAGAAGGTAAACAAGGCCAAGAATGAGCTTATCGCGATGAAGGTTATCCTTCGCGAAGGCCAGCAAATCGGGCCTAACAAGAACATCGAGGAATGGCAAATCGAAGGGTGTCACTACTCTGGTGATAATGTCACTGCATTGGTGACAAAAAGTGTCACCAAAACGGTGACAGCGCTGTCACCAAAACAGGGACACACAAAAGAAACTATTACAAAAGAAAAAAGAAATAATAAAAACACTATGTCCGAAAGTGTTCGGACGGAGTGTGAAAAATCACCTGACCGTCACGAAGAAACCGACAAGGCATTCGAGGAAATATTCTGGTGTGCAGGCATGCGGAAGGCCGGGAAGAAAAACGCAGCTTCGGCATTCAGAACACAGTTCAGGGAATGGCGTAAAACTACCAGGGGTACGGCAAGCGAGTTTGCCACGATGCTGGCAGAAGACATCGCATGCAGGAATGGTAAGCAGTTCGGATTCGACAGGTTGTTACCATCGAGCTACCTGAACGGTCAGCGCTGGAACGACGAGAAGCCAGAAACTATTCAACCACAATCCAAACCATCATCCGCAATCACCGTATCGAAAACTGGCTACGTGTTTTTCGACAGGTGAACCATGAAATCAAAAATCAAATCGCTACTGGTCGCTGGTTATAACCACGGCTGGTTAAGTATTTCGTTTGTCGATTTCTGGTTTAAAAATCTCAATCTGAGGGAATCATGACGCCAAGTGAACTCAGTGACCTGCTTTGGGCGCAGGTTGACAGGGTGGCTCCGCACCTGTTGCCAAACGGCAAGAAAGAGGGGCATGAGTGGGTTGCCGGTAACGTCAACGGTGACAAGGGAAACAGCCTTAAGGTCAACCTTAGCGGCAAGAAAAAATGGGCTGATTTCGCTGAGGGAGACGGCGGTGACATGCTTGATTTGTGGATGGCATGTCGTGGAATTAACCTGCATCAGGCTATGCAGGAAGCGAAAGCCTTTCTCGGAATCAAGGATGACGATCACCATTTCGATGCCAAACGTGAGAAGAAATTCTCCAGACCTGACCGCAAGAAAATCGCCCGCTACGTTACCAGAACAGAATCCCATCTTGAGTACCTGCAATCGCGTGGCATATCGCCAGAAGTCGTAAAGCGCTACGAGGTTGTCAGCGGCAAGGTGTGGAATGGAGAACGAGAACTTGATGCACTGGTGCTTCCGTACAAACGCGATGGTGAGTTGTTGCAGGTCAAGCGAATCAGCACTGAGCGACCGGACGGGAAGAAAGTCATTATGGCAGAAGGTGATTGCGAACCTTGTCTGTTTGGATGGCAGGCTCTGGACGCTGGCGTGAGGGCGGTTGTACTTTGCGAAGGCGAAATTGATTGTATGAGCTATGCGCAATATGGCATCTCGGCGTTATCCGTGCCGTTTGGTGGCGGGAAAGGCGCTAAACAGCAGTGGATTGAGTTTGAGTATCACAACCTCGACAGGTTTGAGGAAATATTCATCTCGATGGACGTTGATGATGTTGGTCGTGAAGCCGCAAGGGAAATCGCAAGCCGACTCGGTGAACATCGTTGCCGTCTTGTTACTCTGCCGTACAAAGACATCAACGAATGCCTGATGAACGGTGTTACCGAGGATGAAATCTGGCAGTACATCGGCACGGCATCCTACTTCGATCCTGAAGAACTCTACAGCGCGCGAGAGTTTTACCAGGACACTATCAACGCTTTCTACGGCAAGCAGCAGTATCTGTTTAATCCACCGTGGGAATCTCTGGCAGATAAATTCCAGTTCCGTGAGGCAGAGTTGACGCTGGTCAATGGTGTGAACGGTCACGGAAAAACGGAGGTTGTCGGGCATATGGCACTTGAGGCAATGCGTCAGGGTGTGAAGACGTGCATCGCGTCACTTGAGCTGAAGCCAGGCATTCTCCTTAAGCGACTTACCCGTCAGGCGACGTGCTGCAAGATGCCGCCAGTGCTGGAAATTGACTCTGCATTTAAATTTTATGACGAAAGACTTTGGGTGTTTGGCCTGACCGGAACGGCGAAAGCCGACAGGCTGATCGAAATATTCGACTACGCTCGCCGCCGATACGGGATCCAGTTATTCATCATCGACAGCCTGATGAAATGTGGCATAGGCGACGATGACTATAACGGGCAGAAGGCGTTTGTTGACTCGATTTGCGACTTCAAAAACAAAACAAACTCCCACGTCATTCTCGTTACTCACTCGCGAAAAGGAGACAGCGAAGAAAAACCAACCGGGAAAATGGACGTAAAAGGCTCTGGAGCGATAACAGACCTGACAGACAACCTTTTCATCATCTGGCGTAACAAGGCTCGCGAGAGAGCGTTACAGAGAGTTCAGAGTGGTGAAAAGATGTCAGAGAAGGACGAACAGCTACTGGCATCTCCGGCATCTGTTTTGATGCTTGAAAAACAACGTAACGGCGAAGGTTGGGAAGGTGGTGTCCCGTTGTTCCTTGACGAGCAATCGCACCAGTTCCTGCAACTTGAATCAGGATCGCCATATAGCTACATCGCCAATATGCCGAAATCGGAATATGACGAGGCGTGGCGACAGGAAAACGTGACGGAGTATTAAATGACCATCTACATCAGTGAGCTTGTAACAGGCCTGCTGGTAATCGCAGGCCTTTTTATTTGGGGGAGAGTAAATCGTGGCTGAGTTAATTTTCTCTGCATTGAGGATTCTCGGTGCTATGTGGATGGTGTCGACG